TTCAACAATGCTGAAAGTTCTCAACGCTGGAGAGTACGAAGAAGTACCTGCCCAGATTAAAAGATGGAACAAAGCTGGAGGCAAAGTGTTGGAAGGTTTAGTGCGTAGACGTGAAGCAGAGGCATTACTATTTGAAGGAAAAGACTGGACAAATGTCTAAAAAGATTACCTTATCAGGCGAAGAAGTAGCAATGGTTATGGCACACGCCGCAGAAAGAGGTATGACTTTTGAAGAATATATACAAGAGTTTGCACAGCAACTTCAAGAACAAAAGAAAAAACAGGAGAAATAATGGATATATTGTTATTAATGTTATTAGTTTGGGCATACAATGAACAACCTAAAGATGTGGAATCAGAAGAACCAGATATAGTCCCTATTCAAGAAGTAGAAGTACCTGATACTGCAGTTGATGTAGTAGCAGTTACTCAGACAGCAGCAGTACTTACAGCGATTGGAGAAGCCATGACAGGCACTTCAACAGCAACTAACACAAGTACAGAAACTAGTACTGAAACAACAAGTGTTACTTCTACAGAACAGGCGATTATTGATGAATTAAATACTATGACTGAAACAACAACAGTCGTACCAACTACAAGTACAACAACTAGTAGTTCAACTTCTACATCCTCATCAACATCAACATAAACAAATTACTAGTGCTACTCGTATGGGTAGCATTATGTTTTCATTATTATATTTACACACAGTATGTAACTGAGTTAGAAATAACTAGAAACATCGAGTTAGCAAATTGGCAAAAGTTAAACCAATTGGAGAGCAATATTGGACAAAATAAAACAATTCTTAGCCGCCATCAAAAGGTGGTGGATATGGTTAAAGAGCAAGTTTGTACCCCTTTATAAAGTAACTGTTAGTTTTAACAGTGTTTGGGGAGATTCAGACGACCAAGAGTTTCTTGTTAGAAAGATTATAACTCAAAAAGAAAAACATTTAAAGTTTAGAACAGAAAGTGGAGAAGTAATACAATTCACTGGCGCAGAAGGACTTAACTACAAAATAGAGGAAATTTAATGAAATTAATAGCAAAAATATTTTTATTAATAGTATTAGGATCGTTGCTCTTACCTCAGGGAGCATCATGGTTTACAAACTTATTAGATACTTATAGTAATACTGTAGGACTATTTGTAATACTTGCTTTTATAGTAATCGTACTCAATCGAGAAGATTTACTAGGAGAAGGCAGTAAAGGAATTACAGGAGAGTATGTAAGTGATTCAGGCACAAAAAGAACTGCCAAGAAACTGAGAGAGGATCATATAGTATGAATCAAATGTTACTAGCTTTTTGTTTAGTTCTTGGTGGGGCAAGTTATTGGCTCTATACAGAGAATGAAACATTGAAAGCAAACAATGCAAAACTAGAAGGTGCTATTGCAACGCAAGAAGAAGCAATGGCTACCATGCAAAAGGATTTTACTTTGCAAACAGAACAACTACAAAGTATGACATTAAAAAGTCAAGAAATTCAAAGAGAGTTGATGAGATACAGTAATTTTATCAAAGAATATAAACTAACAGCAAAAATACTGGAAGATCCAGTAGAAATGGAAAGGAAAATAAACAATGGAACAAAACATGCATTTGAAGACATTCAAAAAATCAGTGCTACCGTTGACGATCTTGATGATGGTCTCCAGTTGCAGTCTGTTAACAACTAAACCTATAGAAATAACAGCAAAGCCTATGGAGAGGAAGATTGTTCAACCAATCATGCCTCGTGAAATAGAGTTAACAACTCCACAATGGATAGTAGTTACACCAGATAACTGGGAAGATCAGCTTGCTCGTATAGAAGAACAAGAGGGCGAGTTAGTATTCTTAGCAATGACTGTTCCTGACTACGAAGTCATGTCTTTAAATATGAAAGAATTACAAAGATATATTACTGAACTAAAAGATGTAGTAGTATATTATAGAAAAGTAACAACAGAACCTTTAAATGACAATCAACAGTAAAGTATTTAGTATAGTCAAAGAACAAATAAATCAAGGCAACGTAAGTATGACTTCTGATTTAGTTGATGAACACAATGCTGATAGTCTTGATATGGTTGAGATAATTATAGGTGTAGAACAAGAGTTTGGAATGGATATACCTGACGAAGATGTAGAAACATTACGAACAGTTGGAGACATAATAGTTTATGTTGATCAAAACTTATCACCCTATCACCCTATTAGAGATGAGGTTAAAATTGTTGAATTTTCTTAGAAAATATCTCGCATACAGAGATGGAATGAAAGGTGCTAAATACTTTGAGAAGCACCCACACTTACAAGAAAGATTAGAAATGATCGAAGATTGGTGTGAAGAACTAGAGGACAGAATAGTAGAGATTGAGGATAACCAAAATCATTATTCTGAAAGAATAGTTGCATTAGAAAAGATAGCACATCCAAAGTGTGGTATTGAAGAATTTGATGGCTATGATCCTTTAGTGCAAAGAATTAAAAAATTAGAGGAAACCAAATAAACATTCAAAGAACATTAAGTTCAAAAACTAGACGAGTATCTGCTTATCTTATCGTCAAAGAATTTTTAGAAGAAGCAGAGTATAAACCTATTCCAGTTCAACTGGACAAGATTAAGTGTGCAAACGATACTGAGCAAGAATTTCTTGCAGATGGAGTTGCACTTGTAGGATTGCAAGATCCACTTCTATTGTTAATTTCTAATCATAAGGACTTAACAATGGACGGCGATCAAGCCTACATTGAAGAACCTTTCGTTTGCTACAAAGGGAACAAGTATCTTTCTGCAGCAAAAGAGTTAGGTTATGATGCTATCGACTGTATTATCGCAGATGATGATGTATGGGCGAAAGCAATAGAATACGCCTTGAAACAAGGCTGAGCCTCGTAAGAGGATTAGGAGAGAAGAATGTTAGGATTCTTACAATGGGTTATCGGATGGATTCAAGTTATACCATGGTTAGTCATGAGTGCTTCAATCATAGCGGCTGTTACACCTACACCAGCAGATGACAAGTTAGTCGGGAAAATGTATAAAGTTCTTGACTGGTTTGCAATCAATGTAGGAAAAGCCAAAGATAAGGCAACTAGCTAATGGCAGACGAAAGATTCGCAGGTGATATGAGTAGAAATGAGGTCGAAATTGATCTTAATAAATTCATGGAACTTGTACAGGAAAACTCAAACCTCAAAGCAAAAATCGTAGAGATGGAAGCCAACAGAGAGCCAGACAACCCTTGGCAGCGTTGGATCTTTTTATCAAATATGATTGATGCTTGGAGAATATTCCCCCGTGCTTTCCTCAGCGTATACATTTTCCTATTGTACTACTGTACAATGTGGTTTATGGCACTAGAAGATCCAACTATGGAACAGTCTGGTCTCATTAGTATCGTTGTAGGTGCAGGTGCCGCTTGGTTTGGTTTGTATGCTGGAACAGCAAAGGACAAAATTAACGGATCTGGAAAATAGTTCTTGACTTCATCTCATAATTTTAGTATAATATAAGTTATGAAAAAGTTCAAAGACATTAAAAAAATCAAGCCCGCAAAGAAAGATAAGGTATGTCCTTATTGTAAGACTACAGAAAATGTAGATGGTCTTTGTGGCATTTACAAGTGTTGGAAGTAATTTATGAATTTATTTTACTTAGACGAGGATCTCGACAAGGCAGCACAGTATCATGTTGACAAGCATATTGTTAAGATGCCACTGGAAGCTGCCCAGATTCTTTGTACAACAATTTACATTGACAAGTTTCTAGGGTATGTTCCTCGTGCGTTGAATGCAGACGAACGAGAAGTTCTAAACAAGGTTAAAGCTGAAATTAAGCATTTACCACTAGAGGAGCGACCCTTCCCCTACCTTCCAATGATGTACAATCATCCCTGCACAATCTGGGCAAGGGAGTCATTGGATAATCATGAGTGGGTTCATTGTTATGCTAACGCATTGAATGATGAGTACTACTATCGTTATGGCAAGCTACACAAATCCGTAGAACAAGTAGTAAACAAACTACCAGAGCCAGTACATCTTGAAAGGGTAGGTTTTACTAAGTTCGGATTGGCAATGCCAGAAGATCTTAGAGATTATGACAATCCGATACAAAGCTATCGAGATTATTACCACTTAGACAAGGCAACCTTCGCAGCGTGGTCTCACAGAGACAAACCACATTGGTGGAATGAAGATTATGCCGATTACGAAAAAAGGATAACTCGTGTATAAATTTAATGAAGATTTAATTCAGTCTCGACTGAAAAAGTATATAGATAATACATACGAACAACATTATGCCCAAGCAAAAACTCAAACTACAGAGATAGTATTTGAGAATGGACATGGAGAAGGTTTCTGTATTGGTAATATAATTAAGTATGCACAGCGTTTTGGAAAGAAGAATGGCAGAAATGATAAAGACTTATACAAAGTTATTCATTATGCTATTATTTTACTAGGCGCAATGCATGAAGAAGAACTCAAAGAGTTAAACGACTATCATTTGGAGTTAAAAGATGGCAGTTAGAAAGAAAAGAGAAGAAAAACTCTCAGAAGCAAATATCAACAAAGTAATAGAATTACTCGCTGCAGAGAAGCCTATTACTAAAAAAGAGGCGTGTGAGATATTACATATATCATACAATACAACTCGTCTCAGCAAGATCATATTAGATCACAATGAAACATTAGAATTTCGTGCTAGAAGAAAGGCACAAAATAAAGGTAAGGGCGTAACAGAAGCAGAGAAAGTTTCTATAGTAAAACATTACTTAGATGGAGCAATAGTATCTGACATTGCAAAGGCATTATATCGTTCCCCAGCTTTTATCAAAGCCGTTATTGAACGGATGGGAGTACCTCAAAAACTTCCAGATACTGATTACAAAGGTATTAAAGATGCAATGATTCCCGAACCTTGTGTTGCAGAAGAATTTGAACCAAACGAAAGAGTTTGGTCAGCACAGGGCAACTGTATTGCAGTTGTAAAACGAGAAATAACACAGTCCCACAACTTTGAGAAACATGGTAGCAAGTGCTATCTATTGTGGGAAATAGAAATGGCAGAGTGTGAATCGCCATACTTCGGATTGGTAAAAGATGCAGGGCATTACGCCCCACGACTTGCATACAATATAGGAAGTTTAAAACACTTACAGGAATATTTATGACAACATTAGAGATAGTAGCTGGATTTTGGATAGCAGGTTCTTTACTTGCTATGTGGAAAATATGGAAACCTTCATATAAAGTAATTAGTCTTATTGATACGGATAACATATTAGTACAAAGACCTATACTATCTACTATAGTAGTATTTATAATATTCACATTGTTCTTACCATTTATGGTATTGCCTTTACTGATCCCTCAGAAAGCAGAAGAATTTGCATTAGGGTTTATCAAAGGCGCAAAGAGAATTAAATAATGGCATACAGTAAAGAAGTAGTCGACAGATTTGAGGGAGTATTGAATAGTCCTCAACAATTTTCAGTAGGAAGATTCGATCCTAAAGATCCAACAGTAGCAACTGGCATGACGGGTGCGCCCGCTTGTGGAGATGTTATGAAACTACAACTAAGAGTAGATCCTGGCAATCGTCGTATACTTGGTGTAAAGTTCAAAACTTATGGGTGTGGCAGTGCAATTGCTTCATCCTCTATGTTTGTAGATATGCTACAAGGTATAACACTTGACGAAGCATTAGAAATAAAAGATAAAGATATTGCAGAAGCTCTACAATTACCACCAATTAAATTACACTGTAGCGTATTAGCAGAAGAAACAATTCAAGCCGCAGTGAAAGACTGGGAGGAGAAACACAAATGATAGAATTTATTTTTACACTGCCCACAACAGTAGGCATATTTTTACTTAACTTAGGCATTTGGGCTGCGTTAGGTTACTATGCTGTTGAGTGGGTAAAAGACACACTAAAAGACAAAGGATATTTATGAATTATTTATTACAGGCACTCATTGCCAAGTTAAAAGGCGAAGTAGAAGTAGCAAAAGCAAATGTTATGGTGTATACCAGAAACTCAATAGGTATTGGAGAACACCCAGAGATTGTCGAAGCTATCGAGACACAGATAGAGAAAATTGCAAATGCCGAAGAAAAGATTGCAACCATAGAAAAGCATTTTTCAAGATAGGAAATCGTTATAGATACCGAAAAATACTTCTTGACAGATGGTTTCAAATTCGATATAATATAGTTATATTTAAACAAGGATATACATGAGTGATAGATTTTATATGCAACAGTACGACCGAACAGGTTGGAAACCCATATGGAATGACGAATGGATCCAAAACAAAAACAGGAGAAAAAGAATGGCTTGGACAGAAGAATCTAAAGCACAAGCAGTCGAAATGTATCAGGAACAAGAACCAACACCTGAGACTTCCATGGAGATTGTAAAAGACATCGCAGACGAACTTGGTGAATCACCAAATGGAGTTCGTATGATATTGACCAAAGCAGGCGTTTATGTAAGAAAAACCCCAGCAGCTAAATCCTCAGGTGGATCTACTGGTGGTGGACGAGTATCAGTAGCTGATGCTCAAGCAAGTCTTACCTCTGCCCTGTCAGACGCAGGTCAAGAAGTTGATGAAGCTATTATCAGTAAACTAACTGGTAAAGCTGCAGTATACTTCAAAGGTGTCGTTGAAGCGTTAAATAGTTAAAAAAATAGTTTGACCAAGGCAGTGCATACTGCCTTGGTTTTTTGCATCTCATAAAAGAGACCTCTGCAATTTAGCAACACAAAAGAGTTTTTGTTAGATTAAATTGGAGGAATCAATGAAAAAAGAGGAGCTTAAAGCTAAACTCGAAGAAGCAGGTGACGCAGTGATCACCTATAGAAGTCAAAACTCTAGGAAACTAAAGTACAATGTTTGCACTAGTGACTTTTCTACAGAATACATTCGTCAGAAAAGAAACAGAGCAAAGGAAGGTCAACACACAGTTCTACTATTTTGCTGGGATACAGATTCTTATAGAATCCTTGTGCCAGAGAATGTTACGAGTGTTGTACCTCTCAACCGAGTGATTAAGAATGATTGACTTCACTGCCCCCGCAATATACGAAAAAGTAATTCAAGAAACTGAACACGAACAAGTGCGCCTTGTAGTTTCTACCTTTCGAGATGTGGAGTATATCTCATTGAGAAAGTACTATTTAGATTTTGAGGAAGAATGGAAACCATCAAATCAAGGTATCAGTATGCCGATTGATTTTGATAATAGTAGAAATCTCTTTCAAGGACTAGTAGAAATTCTCTCGTTAGCAGAGAGCAAAAGCATTTTGGAGGAAGAATTCAAAGACTTACTAGATCAAATATACCTACCATAAAATAATTCTTGACAAGTCCTTATAATTTTAGTATAATATACATATGAAAAATTTAGAAGCACTAATCAAACGGGCAAGGATTGCCTACTATAATGGCAAACCACTTATGTCTGACGAGGCTTATGACAGACTCGAAGAACAACTAGGTGTATCTACTGAAGTAGGACATGATCTTATTAAAGATAGAGGTGCGAGGTATCCTCACGCTTTTCCTATGTATTCTTTACAGAAAGCATACTCAGTAGAAGAACATCCGAATTATGGAAATGAACCCGTAACTGTTACACCAAAACTAGATGGTGCTGCAGTAAGTCTTCAATATATCAATGGCAGGTTATCACTTGCCTTAACACGAGGCGATGGCAAACATGGTCTCGACATCACAGACAATATGAGGTTTCTAGTACCTCGAATCCTTCTGCCTTGCACAGGCAAACACATAGTACAAATCACAGGAGAAGTAGTAGCCCCAGCAACGATTAAGAATAGTCGTAACTATGCAGCGGGTGCGCTAAGTTTACATGATGTGATAGAGTTTCAGAATAGAGATTTAACTTTCATTGCATATGGAATACAACCATATCCAACACCTGACTTTATTGATGACATGG